GGCAGTTTCGTTAGTTTCCCACTTTGCGACACGCCCAGACAATGATCTGGACATTATGATCGGCTGAATGTATAAGCCTGCCACAATTTAGGCATGGGATTTTTCGATCTATTCACGCCAAAGGTTGAGGCTGCCGTTCCAGTCGAAGCCTCAAGCGTTGACGCAGCTGCGATTGCGCCGTATTACAGTGAAGTTGGAAATCTATTCTTCTTCGGCGGCGTAATCACAGCTTCGCGCGCCGAAGCAATGAGCGTTCCAACATGTGCCCGCGCACTTGGAATCATTCAAACAATTTCGTCACTTCCAATGCACACACGCAATGAGGCAACAGGCGAAAAGGTTTCACAGCCGCGCGTTATCAATCAGCCAGACCCAAGAATTCCAGGCGCAACATTTTGGGGCTGGATTATTTCAGATTTATTTTTCCACCCTGCCGCGTATGCCTATGTCATGGAGCGTTATGCAGACACGGGCAAAATTCGCGCAATGGAGCGCATTGCACCTGAACGCGTAACAATTCAAACAACTGGTTTGGGTTATGAAATTCAGTCATACCAGATAGACGGCGCTTATGTAGATCCTGCAAATCTAGTCGTATTCAATAACACGCAAGAAGGTTTGCTTAGCCGTGCAGGTCGCACAATTAAGGCAGCTGCTGCACTCGAACGCGCTGCAATGAATTTTGCTAACGAGCCAGTTCCACAAATGGTTTTGAAATCAAACGGCACATCATTGCCAGCCGATCGAATTTCAAAGCTGCTTACATCATGGCGAACAGCCCGTGCCAATAGATCGACTGCATTTCTTAATGCTGATGTAACGCTTGAAACAATTGGCTACGATCCAAAGAATTTACAGCTCAACGAAGCGCGCAACTATGTATCGCTCGAATTGTCACGCGCTTGCGGTTTGCCTGCGTACTTTACTGATTCGCAACAGTCATCATTTACCTATTCGAACGCACTTGATAAGCGTCGCGATTTAGTTGATTTCGCTTTCCGCAATTACATGTCAATTATTGAGCAGCGTTTATCATTTCCGGACTTTACGCCAGCAGGCAACAAAGTGATGTTTGATCTTGATGACTTCTTGCGCGGTAACCCATACGAGCGCGCGCAAGTTTATGAAATCTTAAATCGTATCGGCGCAATGTCGATCGATGAAATTCGCGAAGAGGAAGACATGTTGCTATGAGCAAAAAAGTAATCACGCCAATGCAGATAACCGCAGCTGATTCAAACAGTCGCACGATCTCAGGTCGTATCGTGACTTTTGAAGAGACTGGCAATGCTTCAATTGGTAAGGTTCAATTCGCTGCTGGTTCAATCGAACCGACTTCGGTTTTGCTTAACCTGGAGCATGATCGCACCCGTCGAATTGGCAAAACACTTTCAATTGAATCAAGCGACCAAGGAATTGACGCAACATTTAAAATCGCGGAAACAACCGCAGGCAATGACGCATTGATTGAAGCACAAGAAGGTTTACGCGACGGCTTTAGCGTTGAAGTGTCTTTTGATGAATACGAAACACTGAAAGACGGTACCGTGCGAATTCTTGCAGGTGAATTGACTGGCGTCGCATTAACTAGCGAACCAGCAATCAGATCGGCACGCGTCGAATCAGTCGCAGCAACAGAAGGCGACGAAGAAGTTTCAGACTCAACAACTGAGCCTGAAGTAAAAACAGAAGGAGCAGACGAAGTGGAAAACACCGTCACACCAGCGGAAGCCGTCGAGACGGTCGAAGCCGCACAGTCAGTAACAGCAAACTCGAACACAGTGGGCGGCTGGAAGTCAACGCCACGCATTGAAATCACAGCTGCAAAGTACCTTGAAAATAAGGTGCTTGCTGCAACAGGTGATGAATCAGCTCGTCAATATGTTTTGGCAGCAGACAACACAACAGACAACGCAGGTTTGGTTCCAACACGCCAGTTGTCAGAAGTAATCAACGGACTATCAACAACAATTCGCCCAAGCATTGACGCGATTTCTCGCGGTGCATTGCCTGACGCGGGTATGACCTTCGAAATTCCAAAAATTACCCAAGCCCCAACGGTTGCTGTGACGGCTGAAGACGCAGCGTTTTCAGATACAGACCAAAACTCAGCGTTTTTGTCAGTTGATGTCAAGAAGTTCGCGGGACAACAAAAATTCAGCGTTGAGCTTCTTACCAGAACATCACCATTATTCTATGACGAGCTGTTGCGAAATATGGTTGCAGCTATGGCAAAGGCGCAAAACGCTTATGTCAACGCACAGTTGATCTCAGGTGCAACACTTGACGGAACAACGACAACAACATACCCAACAGCAACTGAGTTGCTTGGTGTTATCTCACGCGGTGCAGCAAGCGTTTACGGCGCAACCGCTGGACTTGCTAACCCATTCGCACGCAACCTAATTGCGTCAACTGGTCAGTGGGCAAACCTCATGACACTAAACGACGCAGGTCGTCCAATTTATTCAGCGGTCACAAACCCAAGCAACCAGCCAGGTTCAGCGATCCCAACATCGTTAACAGGCAATGTCGCAGGTCTTAACCTTTATGTTGACCCAACAAACGCAGGCGACGGAGACGGCACACTATTGGTCGTTAACCCAGACGCTTACACATGGTACGAGGGAACTTCGTATCAGCTTCGTGCGGAATCTACTGCTGACGGTTCAATCACCGTTGGTGTTTATTCATTCGGTGCAGTAGCAACAAAGATCGCCGCGGGTGCGTTTAAGAATAACAAGGCTTAATCGCCAAAAACTAATCATGCGGCGGGTTCTCCCGATCTCGCCGCAGCAGATCGAAAGGAACGCTCATGCCTAGTATTGTCACCGCCAGTCAATTGCGAACAGTGCTAGGCGTGAGCGTCTCCTTATACAGTGACAGTTATCTGGACGAAATAATTAACACCGCGGAAGCGGTAATTTTGCCAATGCTCGTTGCGAATACTTCAGCCGTTAACGCGTACAAGCTTGAATCAAATGTTGCTTATTACTACACACAGCGCCCACATCATTTTGTCGCTGGTCAATCGATCGTCGTAACTGGTTTACCTGCGCCATTTAGCGCAACCGTTACGGTTGTCGATGTTAAGGAATATCACTTTACCGCAGCAATCACCAACGCAAATGTGACATTGCGCGACATTATTCCAACGGGCACGGCAACACTTTCAGGCTATTCAGCAGCTGATATTTATGCCAACAGTGCGCCAATTGAATCGGCAATTCTTGCAGTCAGCGTTGAAGTCTTTCAATCACGCGTTGCAGCGGGCGGACAGATCGAGGGCGTCGATTTTGCTTCGACACCGTACCGAATGGGCCGCAGTTTAACCAACCGCGTTTCGACTTTGCTTATGCCGTTTTTAGATGTCGAAACGGTCGTGCAATAGTGCCAGCCAATGCCATTTCCGAAACCCGTGCAGCTTTAGCCAATGCCTTCAGCGCGCTATCGGCAAACATTTATCCGAGCGTCCCTGAGTCACCAATTCCACCTGCGATCGTGGTCGTACCAGATTCGCCTTATATGGAAATCGTGCTAATCGGTAAAGCAAAGACACAGGTCAAATTGAATTTTGCCATTACGGCGATTGTGGCTTCAAATAGCAATGCGGGTTCATTAGATAACCTGGAAAAACTCATCATGGGAATTCTTGCGGCAATGCCCGCAGGATATGTCGTTGGCGTTGTTGAAAAGCCGACAGTATTGGAAGTGGGAGCATCTCCAATGCTGGTTGCTGATATCAATGTCTCGACTTACTACACACAAACAACATAGGAGAATCATGCCAACGACAATCATCACAGGTCGCGATCTCGTCTTGACGATTGCGACGACAAACTATGACGCACAGGCGACCAGTGCGACATTAACTAACTCACCAACTATCGAGACATATCAAACGCTCGACGGCAAGGCTTACAAGCGCATTGACGATCAATGGACTTTTGATGTTGAAATGCTTGCAGACTGGGGCGCTAGCGGTTCACTATGCGAAGCGCTTTGGACAGCAAGTGAATCAGCACCAAACACAGCGTTGGCAGTGTCATTGACTGCGGTCACTGGCGCAGTTTTTGCATTCACCGTGATGCCAATTTATCCAAGCGTCGGCGGTTCTGCACCTGACGCACAGACTGTTTCAATGTCGTTCGTCGTCGTTGGAGCTGTCACGGAGACCTTCAGTTAAAAACTACTAATCGGGAGACAAAAAATGAAACTACCAATCACAATTGAATACAATGACGGTACGCAGGCAACCTTCACAGCTGCGCCACCTGAATGGGTTAAGTGGGAAAAGCACACGGGCAACACAATTGCCCAGGCGCAAGAAAAGATCGGAATATCCGATCTAGTATTTCTCGCTTATCACGCCATGAAACGAGAAGCTGCTGGCAAACCAGTCAAGCCGATCGATGTATGGACTGAGACAATCGCGGAAGTGATAGTCGGTGAGGCAAACCCAAAAGTTACGCAGTCGGAAGCCTAAGTCGAATCGTGTGGGAGTTAGCCCTGGCAACGGGGCTACCTCCTAGCGAATTCGAAAGTGCCGAGGACATTCTTACAATTATCGAGATTTTGGAAAGGCGCGCGAATGGCTAAGGAAGCAATTTCCTACGACAAAGCGGAATTGCGCGCGATCTTGAAATCATTTAAAGCAATGGACGAAGAAGCGACCAATCAAGCCAAAAGAGCTTCGAGCGAATTGGCTGATTATGTACGAGGCAAAACTATCGACGCAGCCAATCGATCTTCCAATCGTGTTGCGCCAAAAATTGCCCAGGGTTCAAAGGTTTCCAAGTCTTCGAAGATCGGTGAGGTTTCCTACGGTTTTGCTTCCCAAAAGTTAAGCGGCGGCGGTACGACTCAGCAATTATGGGGCGGCTACGAATTCGGTTCCAACCGTTTTAAGCAATTCCCAGTTTGGTCAGGGCAAGAAGGTCGTGGCTCACGCGGTTGGTTTATCTATCCAACATTACGCGCCGCTCAGCCTGAGATCATTAAACGGTGGGAAGAATCGTTCTCGAAGATAGTGAAGGAGTTTGACTAATGGCTGGCAGTCGTACCCTTAAGCTTTCGATTCTTGGCGATGTTGACAACCTTAATAAGTCGCTCAAAACCGCGTCGGGCGATGTAGATTCTTTTGGCGATAAGGTCGGCAAGGCTGGTGTGGCAATTGGAAAGGCATTTGCCGCAGCTGCTGCCGCTGCTGGTGCTGCCGCAATTGCCATTGGCATTGAAGGCGTAAAGGCTGCAATTGCTGACGAAAAGGCTCAGACACAATTAGCGTTGGCGTTGGAAAATGCCACGGGTGCAACCCAGGCACAGATCAAGGCAACCGAAGATTCAATACTTCAAATGTCATTGGCAACGGGTGTTGCTGATGATGAATTACGCCCTGCCTTGGGTCGTTTGGTTAGATCCACGGGCGACACTGAAAAGGCGCAGCAATTATTGGCGCAGGCGTTGGATATTAGTGCGGCGACGGGCAAGCCAGTCGAAGCGGTGGCAAATTCGTTAGCCCGCGCATATGACGGGAACACGACGGCACTGGGCAAACTAGGGGTTGGCTTATCTGCTGCCGAATTGAAAACCATGTCATTCGAGCAGGTGCAGGGTCGTTTAACTGAATTATTCGGTGGCGCAGCTGCGAAAAACGCTGAGACTTACGCGGGACAGATCGCACGCGTACAAGTTGCATTCGATGAAGCCAAAGAAACCATTGGCGTGGCATTGCTTCCAATTCTTAAAACATTGCTGGACTTTATTAACAAAAACGCATTGCCAGCGATTCAAGCCTTTTCAAACGCTTTCAGCTTGACCGAGGGCGACGGGTTTGGCAAGGTCGTTTCCGATGTAGGCAACACCTTAAAGAAAACCTTCACACCAATCATTGAAGGCGTCAGGGTTATCTTCGACAAGGTAAAAACTGCCGTCATGAATAGCAAAGACGAATTTTCCGCGTTCTTTGATGTGGTGCAATTTATCGCACCCGTGATTGGCAAAGTCATTGGCGATTCATTAAAGGTCGTGGGCACTATTGCCGAAGTGGTCATTACCTTAATCAGCAAGGTTTTAGGTGCAATTAAACCGTTGCTCAACACTGCAATTGACGGAATCAATAAAATCATTACTGGCGTGAATCTAATTAAGCCAGGTGCAGACATTGGCTATATTCCAAAAATTGGGGCAGCTTCAACGGCGACTGGCGCATTGGGCAACTTCAGCATGTCAACAGGTTCAACCCTGACGACCTCAGCAGCAAGCGCAAGCACTGCAACGACGGGCGGCGCAACTACGACCAGCAGCGGGGTTTCGGGTGTGACAAGTTCAGCAGCTGCGGCAAGTTCAGCCGTTTCAAACATAGTTTCAGGCAGTTTCAATGCTGGTCGTTTCCGTCAAGCTGAAGGCGGCACGATCATCAATCTAACCGTGACAGGTGCGTTCGAGCCTGAAGGTACAGCGCGAACAATTGTTGACACCTTAAACAATTCTTATTACCGCGGGACAGGCGGCGGCGGGAATCTTGTAGGCATAGCATGACGCAATGGAATCCCGTTTGGAAGGTTGAAATCGACGGCACGGAATACACGACCGCAGTCTTGGCAAACCTAACAATTCGAAGCGGACGCCGAAACATTTACGAACAGGCGCAGGCAGGATATGTCAGTCTCGAGCTGCTCGATGTAAACCAAACGGCAATACCCGTCAAAATCAATTCCACCATTGGCGTTTCAATCAAAAACACCGCTGGCAGTTTTGTGCCGATCTTTGGTGGCAATGTGGTCGATATTGGGCTTGAGGTTCGCGATGTTGGTTCAACCATGTTCACGCAGACCTATAACATCACCGCATTGGGCGCCTTGGCTCGTTTGCCAAAAGCGCTGACCAACGGCGTATTGTCGAAAGAGTTCGACGGTGACCAGATTTATGACATTTTGAAAAATGTTTTGTTTGGGTCATGGGCTTTAGTACCTGGGGCGTTAACCTGGGCTACCTATAGCCCGACAACAACATGGGCAAACGCTCAAAATACTGGTTTGGGTGAAATCGATCGACCAGGCGATTATGAACTGGCAGCCCGTTCGTCAAGCCGAATCGATGTCTATTCTTTGGTCTCAGCGTTGGCGACTTCAGGGCTTGGTTACATCTACGAGGACGCCCAGGGGCGAATTGGTTACGCCGACAGTACACACCGCACCCAATACCTTGCAGCAAACGGATATGTTGATCTTGATGCCAATCATGCCCGTGCAGCTGGTTTACGCATTGAAACCCGCGTCGGTGATGTTCGCAATTCATTGACGATTAAATACGGTGCAACGAGCAGCGCCGAGGTGTCTGCCAGCGACGCAGCTTCCATTTCCGAATTCGGCACACTTGCCCAGATCATTACGACAACCCTGCACAATTCAGCCGACGCAACATCACAGGCGAATTTTTATTTATCCCTACGCGCTCAACCTCAGCCAATTTTTAGCGAAATCACTTTTGACCTGACTAACCCTGAAATTGACAACGCAGACCGCGACAGACTTTTGAACATATTCATGGGCGAAGCGATCGCATTAACCAATTTACCGCTCAACATGAATTCGGGAACATTCCAGGGCTTCGTCGAGGGCTGGTCGTTCAAAGCTGCATACAATCGACTTTCGATCACTTTACTGTTATCGCCATTGGCTTATTCTTTGCAGGCAATGCGCTGGAACAGCGTGCCAATAACCGAGCGCTGGAATAGCGTGTCGCCGACTTTAGACTGGGAAAATGCCACAATAGTGGCGTAGAAAAGGGGAACCAATGACAAATCCAACCAGCAATTTTAATTGGCAAATGCCAACTGCGACGGACTTGGTCACAGACCTGCCCGCAGATTTTGAAGTGTTTGGGCAAGCCGTTGACACTTCACTAGCTGATCTCAAAGGTGGCACGACTGGGCAAATTTTATCAAAAGCATCAAACACAGACATGGATTTCACTTGGGCTGCTTCTGGCATTCCAGCAACAATTGTTGACGCAAAAGGTGATCTGATTGCTGCAACAGCAGCTGATACAGTTTCACGGTTAGCAGTAGGTACAAATGGACAGGTTTTAACAGCAGATTCAACCGCTGCAACTGGAATCAAATGGGCAACGGCAAGCGCTCCAACACCATCATTTTCTTTAATCACTTCTGGAGCATTATCAGGTTCAAGCACCTCTTATACAGGTTTAAGCGGCTACAACTCAATTATGGTGCTAATTGACAATTTGTCGACTGATTCAACCGCTGGTAATAACATCACAGTCACATTTAACAGCGACACAGCATCCAATTATGCTTACACAGGATTGCTGCTTGCTTACGGAGGAACAACACTTCGCACAGAAGGTCGTAGATCAGCAGGAACTACATCTATTCCAATGGGTCGCACGACTAATGACATTGGCAACATTCTTTGTGCTTCATTTACAATTAATGCTGCAAACTCAACTGGCATCAAAACAGGTCAAATTAACACAGGAACTTACAACAATACGGATCTGGCTCAAAGCAACATTCTTGGTTATCGCTACTCAGGCACATCAGTAATTTCATCTATTCAAGTTATCACAGGTGCAGGATCGTTTGATGCTGGAACTGTTTACATCTATGGAAGCGTGGCATAACATGAAACTTGTAGAACATAACGCAATTACGGGCGAAACAACTGAGCGCGATTTTACACCAGATGAAATTAAAGCACTAAAAATTAGCAATGATTTATTAGATGCTGAGCAAGCCCAAATGGATGCAAAACAAGCAGCAAAAGAAGTTGCTAAGTTGCCAATCTTGGAGCGATTAGGTTTAACTGCCGAGGAAGCAAAAATCCTTTTGGCATGAAACCAAAACTATCTAAGTCGGTTGTTCAATTAAGAGAACAGGCAGACGATGCTTATCCTGACAGAAAGCGTGACTCTGACGGGACAATCGGAGATGCCCGGCACTCAACCCGAAAAAGCGATCATAACCCTGACCCTGATTCAAGGTATGTCCGCGCTATCGATCTCGATGCTGATTTCGACAGATCGCCCTCTACAGCTGCTTACATTGCCGACCAAATACGAATTGCAGCCCGAACAGATAAACGCATTGCATATGTTATCTTTAACAAAAAGATTGCAAGCGCTCGAAGCTTCTGGCGCTGGCGAAAGTACACGGGAGTTAATCCACACACGAAGCACATCCACATCAGTTTTACAAAGGCTGGCGACACGGATTCGAAGTTTTTTAACATCCCTTTACTAGGAGGAACAGATGACACAGGACCTAAAGAAGATGCTGGCAAGTTGGGCAAGAGCATTTCTGACCGCTGCGCTTGCACTTGCAGCTGCGGGCGAAACTGATCTAAAGCAGATTGCTTACGCTGGAGCGATTGCAACAATTCCTCCAGTATTGCGCTGGTTAAATCCTAAAGATGAAGCCTTCGGTTTGAGGTGAGTGCGAATGATTGGGCGGGATTCACTCTCGCTATTTTCTCGACGCTTGCTATTTTTATTGGCGGTTTGCGTTACCTGGTTCGCGGTTGGTTGTGGACTCTTACGCCGAATGGTGGATCATCTCTCGCAGACCGATTGGCAAGAATAGAGACACGCCAGGAACAGATGATGGAACTTCTTAAGAAGTAAGGGACACTTATCCACATGGCAAGAAAAGCAACTAAAGCGCTAGAAGAGCAAGGTTATTCCAAACTTGATGCTTATTGCATTGGGCTATACGAATACTTTTGCAGCTTAAAACGCGCAGGCTTTGCAGAGGATATTGCGATGTTCATGATTACTGAGCCACAAGCTTATCCTGGATGGATCTTGCCTGATCCAATCGACCCTGAAAAGTTTGGGGACTATGATGATGACGATGAGGACTAATGACAGTAAAACGAATTGCTTGGATTTCAGATATCCAGGCACCGTTCTTTCATGAAGCAGCAGTCAAGAATCTAGGCAAGTTTTTAAGAGCTTATAAACCCCACCAAACTATCTGCATTGGTGACGAGATCGATCTACCTCAACTTGGTGGCTTTGCTCAACCATGGCAAGAGGTTGAAGGCAACATCGACGAAGATCGTAAACTGACTTTAGAAATTCTCGAATATCTTGGCGTTACTGATGTAGTTGGCTCCAATCATGGAGCGCGTGTTTACAAGTCTTTGTCTCGCAGATTACCGGCATTTATGAATCTTCCAGAGCTGCGCTATGAGAAGTTTATGGGCTATGACAAGGCTGGCATTAAGTATCATCCAAACGGCTTTGACTTTGCTCCAGGTTGGCATACCTGCCACGGTGACGCTTTTCCATTATCAAACAAGCCTGGACAAACAGCCCTAAACGGTGCTATGCGTATGGGTAAATCAGTTGTGTCAGGGCATACACATAGACTCGGACTGAGTGCCCATTCAGAGGCTTCTGGAGGGCGCTACGGGCGCATTGTTTGGGGTGTTGAGGTTGGCAATCTTGTGGACCTTTCAAGCCCTGGAATGGGCTACACAAAGGGTTATGCGAACTGGCAGATGGGATTCGTTGTCGGTACTTTACACGGCAAGCGATTTACGCCTGAACTTATCCCAATCGATCCTAAAGACGGATCCTTCATATACCAAGGTAAACGCTGGGGCTAAATCGTTACCGTTTCGTTATTGAAATGTCCGAGAAATTGTCGGATAAATGTGAGACCGTAACCCTGTAGCCAAAAATGGTTACAAGAATCGGGAGCAAAAGAAATGGATCTACAAGTACCAGTAATTGTTTTATTGATGTTAGCTAATATCCTTTGGTTTATCGTTGGATGGGGCAAAGGCTTTTCAGAAGGCAAGCGTGAAGGCTTGGCGATTGGCAAGAACAGTCAGCGCGTGAGTGTTAATGCGCGCTGATGACATCCTTGACGAAGCAAAAGACCTTATCCAAGACCGAGGTAAAGATTACGGCTTGGCAGCTCTCAATCACCTTCGAATTGCCAAACTCTGGACAGCCTATCTTGAACGCAACATCGAGCCTCACGAAGTCGCAATCTGTATGGCACTTGTCAAAATCTCACGCCTACAAGAAACAAGCCTCCACGCAGACAGTTACAAGGACGGCGCAGCATACATTGCGCTCGCTGGACAGATTGCATCAACTGACTGGAGTGACCTTGACAGTTATTAAAGCTGCGCCAGGCATCTGGTGCGATTATTGCAAAGTGCGTTATGGCGTTAATTCTTTGCTTGGTCAAAAGCCAGCAAGTTATACCGTTATTAGTAATCATCCTAAAAGCCAAGGCACACGACGGCATTATTGCAACAGCTGCGCCATTGATGTCCAGACTTGGGCAGACGGTACTGTTTGGTCATTACCGGAACAAACCGAGTACTTATTAAAACAAGAGGAGTTACCAAGTGTTTAATTTAGCCGATTATGAAACAGTTGAAAGTCGTTTGGAAAAGTTTATTAAGGACTTTCCAGACTTTCGCATAAGCACAGAATTGGAGAGTTACCAGAATGATAGATTTATTGTTAAGGCGTATTTATATCGAACTTATGCTGATGGCGTCGCGTTCACAACGGGATACGCTGAAGAAAAAGTTACTGATCGAGGCGTTAATGCTACTTCAGCGCTGGAGAATTGTGAGACTTCAGCGATCGGTCGAGCGCTTGCGAACGCGGGTTATGCTGCTAAAGGAAAGCGTCCAAGTCGAGAGGAAATGAGCAAGGTTCAACGCCTATCGGCAAAGGACATTGCCAAGGCTAATCAAGTGCCAAGCTTTAAGACAAAGGAGGAAGCACTAGCTGCTGATCCTTGGACTACTGAGCCAATTTATGGCGATGTCAATCAACCAGCAGCAATTACTGCAGCTGAAGCGATTGCCAATATTCAGGATGTATTGGGAGGCACTAATGCCGAGGGCTGCGTTCATGGCGACATGGCATGGAAAGAAGGCGAAAAGAATGGGCGATCCTGGGGCGGATTCTTTTGCACTTATGCGCCAAGAACAGGGGAAGCAAAGTGCTCAACTGTTTGGTATCAACTTGCATCATCTGGTAAATGGGAACGACAAAAGTTAAGGAGCGTGTAATGGGATTCGTCGAAGTTAAGGTAAATGGTCAATGGATCAACCTTATGGCAGCTGAGATTCGTTGCCAGTTATGTAATGAGGCAGTTGTAATTGCCGAGATTGCAATTCCAGACAAGATCGATGACGGGACTAATGCCACCTGGACATGCAAGAAATGTCACGCGATCAATGGATAAGGACATTTACAAAAGCCCAATGAATGGCTTTATCTATAGTTTTAGCGGTTATGGCGGTGTCATGAACTGCTCAGATTGCGATGCGTTTACCCAAGTAAATGAATATGATCGTGAAGATGGTTTAGTCGTTTGGTTGTGTAATAGATGTGAGAATAAACATCATTTATGACAAACCATCGAAAACATCGAGGTTATAGGACTCAAAAGGTTATAGCCGAATACCTGAAACAATGGTGGGCTTATGCTGATACCGCAGGTGCTGGGAGGCAAGGTGAGGACATCCTTAATATCCCAACTCTCAGCATCGAGGTAAAAGCAAGATCTGACTTTCAGCCTTTAGCCTGGATTAAACAAGCTGCATCAAACGCAAACGGAAAACTGCCAATAGTCATTATGCGATGCAATGGACAGGGAGAGGATGTAGGTCAATACCTGGCATTTATGCGGGTTGATGATCTTATGCCAATTCTGCATCAAGTAGTGCCAACTCATGAGGTAGTTAGATGTTCAGGATGCGGATCCTGGAACTTTGAAGGAAAGGAATGTTTAACATGCCAGTATATGAATACAAATGCGTCAGTTGCGAAATAACCATGGAGATTCAAAAGTCAATACATGAGGAACATCAGCCAATATGTTGCGGTGTTCAAATGACAAGAATCTACAGTAATTTCGGCATAAGCTTCAAAGGCACAGGTTGGGGACACCAATGACACGCCGATCATTAAACGGGGAACTTGACATCGATGGTACGCTAACGGCGCAGAAGCCATTAAGGCTTCACCGCGACCCGCTGAGGCGGGTAGGTCGCGGGGTGCTAGTAGCTATTGGGATAACTCTGTTTACACCGGCTTATGCTGTTGCACCTTATAAGGCAAAACAATTAACCATTAAAGAATATGCAGCAATCTTGGTAGATGATAAAAGCCAGATGATATGTTTAAGTAAGCTTTATGGAAAAGAATCAGCCTGGCAATCAGATGCTGTTAATGGCTCTCATTATGGAATACCTCAGGGACGATCTGAGTACTTAAAAACAGCCACACCAGAGCAACAGATTATGTGGGGCTTAAAATACATTGATAACAGATATGGCTCACCATGCAAAGCATGGGACTTCTTTCAAAAGAATAACTATCATTAATGGCTAAGCAATCAGCGTTACGAGATGATGGATCTACTGCG